GTAGTCATAGACGATTTTAGCACGATCCAAGACAGAACAACTCTCCTCGATACCGTCTATGAATATCAACTGGGATTTGATTTCAGGGTCCGCGGCGCGAGTGAAACGGAGCTCGTTGTGGACGTGGTGGATTTGGAATCCACTTTCAATTCTATAGAATGGGAGAACGAATAACGTGAGTCAGATCTCAAACATATCAATCGACATTGCGCTTGCGACTTTACCCCTCGCTCAAAAAGGTTTCGGACTCGCGCTGGTTGCCGGGATCACGCCCCGGAACGTGAATTACACTCTCGACGTCCTATCGGGCAATTCCGGAATCAGGTGGAGGGCTGTCGCAACGGGCGAGACCCATATCGAGGTTGAGTATATCAGAGCCGGGCACGACGCTCCACTGTTGGTTTCTCGCAGCGGAGCAGGAACTGCCGCTAATCCCTATCTCATTTCGGTGTATCTCGCTACGAACTCCGAGGGGGTTGCCGTTTCCACCGCCTCACAGATCAAAACCGCCGCCGAAACGGTGAACGGAGTCGGGGGAAGTTCAAAAATCGTCACCTTGGCCCTCTTACAAGGTATAGGCGATGGAATCGCTTCCGCTTTTGAAAAGCTACTTCTGATCGATCCGACTGATCCGTATTTGGAGGTTCAGGATGCGGACGAGCTTCTTGGTCCGTCGATCGGATACGGCCAGGACTCGCCTGAATACAAGCTCGTTCAGGCTATTTTTTCCGGTTCTCCACGTGCCGAAAAAGTGGCCGTCCTGAGGTTGGGCTCTTTCGCGACTCTCTCTTCTGAACTGGCTGATCTTCGAAACGACGGTTTCGATGATTGGTTCTGGCTGCTTACAACAACTCGGACATTAAGCGAAATTGAAATCGCGTCCAAGTATATGAAAGCATTAGAAAAGTTGTATATTTGCGCAACTGCGGACCAGGCCGCTCCAGATCAACTCAAGGATCATGCAAATACGATTCTTACAGTTTCGAATCACGCAGACGAATTTCCGGACGCTGGATGGTTCGGGCGGTGCGGTTCTGCACCGATCGGATCAATCGCCTGGGATTCAAAACAGTTGAACGGGCAAAAGAATTCCGACGTAACGATGTCGGAACAATCCCAGATCCTCGCAAAAAACGGAAACGTGATTCGAGAGATGGGAGGAGTGAACGTCACCTGGGAAGGCAAGACGATGTCGGGGCAATACATCGACGTCGTGATCGGACGTTATTATCTCAAAGCGCGCCTACAGGAAGCGTATCATTCCCTAAAAATCAACAACGATCGGATTTCGATGACAATCGGAGGGCTACGCCTTCTGGAAGCTGCATTGCGTGAAGTATTTCGAGATTGTGGCCGGCGTGGAGTGATCGCGGGCGTTGAGGATGCCGACGGAAGAAGTCGCAGCGATCTCGGCGACTATCAATACAGGCTGTTTATGCCCGAACGAATCTCTGACATTCCGACGAATGACAGAGCAAATCGTAAGATCTCTCAGATCAAGTTCACCTGTACGGTCGGTGGCGGGATCAACAAGATTGAAATTTCCGGAACAATGGGGGTATAGAGAGTGGATAAAATTTTCGATCTCACGCAAATCACAGTCGTCGTTCTGGATCCGGCTCCGGTAGACGTAACGGCGGGCCTGGTAATCGATGGGGAATTCGTTACCGTAGAAAAGGAGAACAGGGACGAGGTCGCAACTCGCCGCGGAACAAAAAATGAATCATACTCATCGAATTCGATCCACGATTCTTCTCGAATCATTACTCTGAAATATTTGCCGTCGGCAATCGCCGTTCCGTATCTGCAAAATTTACGGGAATCGAAGGCGGACTTTGGTTTCATGTTCTCATCCGACAGCGCGCCCAAATATAAAATTACGGCGTCTCGTTGCGTTTTCATGGAGGAGCCGAAGACCTCCGTTAACGGTAAAACCGGTTTCGGAGATTATGAATTCAAGATCCGGCTTTTGGATTCCGTTCAAAACTTCTCGTAAGGGTCTGAACGATGGGAAGATCCAGCGACTGGTATGAGAAGCGGTTTTTTGATATCGGGGAATTCAGTATTACGTTACTCACCCCGGCCCCGTTCGATGCTACTGCCGGCCTCATCCTGGAGGACAAGTTTTTGAAGATACAGAGAGAGGATGTAAAACTTCAGAAATACAAGGTCGGAATCGGCGGGGAAGTTCTGACAAATAAAAATTTAAACGAGGTTCACTCGCTCGAATTGCAATACCTTCCGTCCGCTCCCGCGGTCGCAAGGCTTGATCTTTTAAAAAAAATCGGGACCCGCTTTGCGATTCTTATTCAAAATAAGTCCGCACCCAAATATAAGGGGATGTCGAGTAATTGCAAAATATTAGAAAAGCCGAATGTGGAAATCGGAACCAAGGGTTTTGCAACGTCCATCTGGAAGATCCTGATGGTAGACTATATCGAGGCGTATTTAAGTTTATAAAGGAGAGACAGATGTCTAAAACTGAGATTGAGATCGTCGGAGCTGCCGGCGACAAGGTTTTGTATATTCAATTTTTCAAAGGTGCGGAACCCCTGTCAGGGCAGCTTTGGAAACTCCAGCATCCCGGTAACAAGCGGGTCGACGAATGGGACGATGAAATGCTGCGCCAGCGGGACGGTGGTCTGGAATTAAAAACCTCTCTTCGGACGGAGCGGTTTTTTCGGGAGTGTGTAAAAGGGGTGATCGAACCCGCCACTCCCCTGGAAACGGAGCTCGTCGAACGATTCGGAGCGTCTCCGACAAAAACCCTGAAACGTGACGACATCCATCCTCGTCTCTACGGGCTCTGGGGGCGGCTCATTCCTCGATTTTTTGACGGGTCTATATGGGACGAGATTCCCGAATCTGTCGGACCCGCCAACGGACGAGGAGGTTCGAGCGGAGATAGCGAGACGGATTGAGAGTCGTAAATCATATTACGATTTATTTATATGCGGATTGTCCAGCTTCTCGGAGGAGACGGTAAACCAGGCGCATCCCCTCGAGCTCCTGGTGATTCAGGAGGTTGCCCGGATGCGACTGGAATATCAGGATAATCGATTGTATAAAGCGATTCTTATGGAACCGAAAAAATGAGCGACCAGGTCCTCAGGCGATTGGCCATCCGAGTTGATCTCGACGGAGTGAGTGGCGCAAAAAACGGCGTCCTTAGTCTCGGACAAGTCGTTGATAATCTCGTACGTCAATTCCTGAGACTGGATCCTCAGATTTCGAGTTCCAGTGAGTCGATGGATGCTCTTTCTAAAAATGCCGCCAGCCTGGTTGAGAATTTCGAACCCCTTAACAACGCGATTCCCGATGCAATTAACGCAACCGCGGATCAGATCCAAATCATGTCCAAATATCTGGGAATCGCAGAGGACGAGCTTTCTAAGCTCATGGCAAAAACGAAAGGCGAATCAGCCCTCTCGGGAGAGTTCGAGAGGGCTGCTCGCGCGGCGGGTATGACCGACCAGGAAATCCAAAAGATATTAGAACATTCGAGAGCTTTGCGGGCAAATCCGCCCATTCCTCCGAAGGTTTTCGCCCCTACGACTGAGCAAATACACGCGATGTCGAAGTCCCTCGGGGTTTCCGAGGACCAATTGAATAAACTCATTTCTAAGACGAAGACCGATTTTAAGCTTGCGGATGAATTTAAGGAGACCGCCAAAGCCGCTGGTCTCACGGATCGGGAAATTCAGAAAATTTCCGGTCACATAGAAGAATCTAAAATCAAAACCGTAGGCTGGATGAGCCTTATGAAGGGCCTCGCTGCGATGGGACTCGCTGCGGGCTTGTCGGAACTTTTCGGTTCCGCTTTAGACAAAGCCGGACAGATTGAAAAATATCAAACCGTTCTCACGACCACGCTCGGTTCTGTTGAAAAAGCCAAAGCGGCCATTGGGGACATTCAGAAATTTGCTCAGGCCACTCCGTATGAAATGGCCGAGCTTACGGGTTCGTATATCAAACTCGCAAATCGCGGAATGAGGCCCACTATGGAAATGATGACGAGGCTCGGAGATATTGCGGCGAGCCAGGGAAAATCGTTCGACCAATTCACTGAAGCCGCGTTAGACGCCACCGTGGGAGAATTTGAGCGCATGAAAGAGTTTGGCATCCGAATGTCTTCCGCCGGCGGTCGGGTTATGATCCAATTCAAGGATTTCAAAAAGTCCGTTGAAAAAACGCCCGCTGCGATCCAGGCGGCGCTGTTGGAGCTCGGAAAAATTAAAGGCGTTCAAGGTGGAATGGAGGCGCTTTCGAAAACGTGGGTCGGGCTTGTATCCAACTTAAGGGACGGCTTCGATCAGACGATCGCTAAGGTCGGTGCGTTTTTTGCGATCGTCTTAAAACCTTTTTTGGAATTCTTTACAGACGGCGAGCGCGGATCAGCTCGAATGCAATTTGCTCTCGCCGCTCTCGCGATTGCGATAGGCGTCGGCCTCGTAGGCGCAACGCTTGCCTGGAAGGCGAGCCTCGACGCTGTCGCCATTGCAAAAATCGCCGCGTTCGGTGAATTGATCGGAATTGCTCTGGCTGTCGCCGCGTCATTGACCGCTATGTATCTCGTTCTTGAGGACATTTATATCTTCTTCGAATACGGAAGTGAAGGAAGTGAAACCTATTTCGCGGAACTCTTGAAATGGTTCGGTTTAACAGATTCGGAGTTAGGTGATCTTTACAAAGGGTTTCAAGAATTTAAAGCGTTGCTTTCGAATGTTTGGGATGCAGTCGCAGAATTCGCGAAATCGGATACCGGAAAGACGATCGGAAAGATTACCCTCATTGTCGCCGGGGTTGTCGCCGCGATCGCTTTTCTCCCTGCGACAATCACGCTCGCACTTGTGACAATGGCGACAGTCATCTACACAAAATGGGGCCAGATTACAAAATGGATCTCCGATGCTTGGGATTCTACTTTAAAATTTCTTTATAAAGCGGCAGTCCTGACGGGAAAGCTCATTGTGACTGGCATTTTTCCACTTGCCGGAATT